TTGTTGCACCAATAGTTTCAATTGGTGGTCGTTTGCCGTCTCTGTATTCGCGAATCTTAGCACTGAATGGCTTAACTTCATTCATATATTCAATGATACGAGCAAAATTATCTGGTCTAAATCCAACTGTAGGAATTAAGTCTTCTTCATCTTTCTCAATATATAGATAAGAAGTTTTGAATGCCCAACTTAATTGAGGTTGTTCAGCGTATGCGTATTTTAACATTTCAAAAAACACTTTATTCCATAGTCCAATGTCGTTAAAGATTGGACTTCTTAGAATGTTTAAAAGCGTTCTTAATTCAAATACAAGTGTCGCGTCTGTTAGTGCTGTCTCTACATTTGATTTCACTTGTAATGTTTCTCGTTTGATAGAAATTAATTTGAAATCTTTTGTAGGAGCAGTGTACATCCAAAGTTGTGGTCTGTCTGATGTAGCGGATTTAACTTGAATTACTGAACCGTCGGGTAGATTTTTAAGAGTGTTCAACTCTCCTACACTACCTACATTAAAAATTGGTTTATAACTATTGTTATATCGAATTTTAGTATTGTCGCGATTGTTTACTCTTTCGACTTCATACCAATTTACTCGTTCCAAGTAAGTCAACGAACTTGGTAAAGTTGCATCCCACGAAGAATATTGTGTTTCAAGTTTTAAGTCAATTAGTAAATTATTAACAATAGTACGCAGTGCTCTGCGAGCTGCTGTTATATCTCTAAATAATGTTTGACGAGGACGGAAACCAATACCATAACGTTCTACTTCACTTAGAGTAAAATCAGGCACTTGCTGGCCTATAGCATTTTCACCGCATAAACTGTCAATAAGTTTTTCGCTAATATGATCAGGTATAATACTGTTATTGTCATTTTCACGAACAAGCTTCCATGCAGTATGTTTAATTCCATCACTGGTAGTATTTCTACTTACGTTAATTTGAATTACATTCTCTTCTTTCATGTGTTGAGAAACGTTATGCAATACAAAGCTTTCATTGCTGATAAAGCTAGCCATAGATAACCCATACCCAACTGGGTTAGCAATATAACGTGCAATAGTTTCAGTATCAAATTCGCGGCCCAAGCTACGTTTAATTCTACTATCAACTATAGTTCTGTTTTGTACCCAGTAATAGTAGTAAGTTACATACTTGCCTGTTTCAGGATCAATACGTCTTTCAGCAATATACTTGTCCGGATATCTCGGTGTTCCGTTACCGTTCCAGTTCTGCGGAAGTGATCTACTTTCGACCCACTCACAAATAGTAACTGCACTACCTGGGAATGTGCGCCCCCAATTAACCCAACGCTCGCGGTTTGAACCCTGCTCATACCACATGTACTTGATAGTACTAGTGTCCCACCAAACTTTACCTACATTGTTTAAGCCAAAGTTAGTGCGAGCATTGTTATAGTTCACTGGATCGCTTTCAGCAATATAATGAATTTCATTTTGAATGAATCCGGGTAGTACACCTTTAAACGGATCCCATAAATCAAACTGTACAGTCTTGTTTCCAGTATCTGGATCATACATTAGTGCGTTCTTAACATAGTTGGTATCGACCATAGGTGTCTGCCAACGCTGTGGTGTGCCGTTTTCTAAATATGCCCAACCACCTGGTATAAAATCAGGCATTGAGATATTAGCCGGATCTAAGTTAATGTATTGGTCGATCCAGACATTAGCTAATTCATCTCCGTCTTGTTCTAGATCTGATAGATAAATTTTATTGTTATTATAGTCAAGTACATTGTTATAGCGTTGACTTTCGAACACAAACACATTTACATTTTGTGAGTTTTGTCCCTGTAATGTTACGGTATCACCAAAAATATTTCTAATGTCGTACTTATAGTACTCTCGTACATATGTTATGCCGCCATCTGCCCCAAAGCCTGTATTCTGTAGGTCGGGATTAAATCTCTCTGGATCAGGAATGATCGGACCGTCAGTTTTGATTGAATCAACACAAAGCAATGATAGTATTGTTGGCGGGGCGGCTTGAGCAGTAAGAGCTTCCGTAGTAGTGTATTTGGCAATGTCTTCTTGCGACAGCAGACCGAATGGACCTGATTCGTATAGATTTTCGTATTCCTTCGCCAGCTGGCTATCGGATAAGTTTGGCTCTACAAATTCTGCCTCGATACACAACATCCCAACATTGTAGTCACCGATCTCGATTCCTAATTTTTCTGGGAATCCAGGTGTGTTTGTGTCAATATTAACACTAGGATAGCCTGTTACTAGATTTAATTTACTAACGCCCGGGCCTGTAGGAATAGGTCTGAATGTGATGTCTTCTGGTAGGTAGCCGGCGCCTGTGAGTGCGTTGTTCAATGCATCAGCAAGTGTTTCAGGCACATTAATATCAGCTATCTGATCAGGTAATCCGAGATCTTCTTTAGCCCGGCCCTTTTCTGAGCAATCCGGAACTTCGTCTGCGGTTAAGAATACGCGAGCACCAGTACCGCCTGCAACACGTAATGGTGTTGCATAATTTCCAAATTCAGGATCTAACGGATCAATTACTATAGCATATTGTTTAGCTAGACGTTGACCGCCAATATCGACAGAAGTTTGCGGATCGTATGCGCCAGGCGAACCAGTATATGGTGCCCATGTCTTTAACATCGCATCGTATTTAAATTCTGGATATTGTATAGATTGTCTAGTTCCGTCGGATTTTTTAATAATATTAGGATGCTTACCGTTTATGAATGGTGGTACTGAATTATTTCCAGTACCACCATACTCAGGATGGTTTTGACCATATGGAGTATTATTTGAGTCCGAAGGATCTGCTATGCCTAGATTATTACTGTTAGCAAAGGCTGGTAGACCTAACAAGTCATAGTCATATTCTAGTGGAATACCTTGTGTTAAATCTGCTGGGAATACCTTATACAAGCCTCTGTCAATAACACGTAGACTCGTAATAGCACCGTTGTCGTCAACGCCAGTTACAATAAATTTAGCAACACGCAGTGGTCCTGCTAGTGACTTGTATCCTTTGATAAATGCATAAGAGTCACCAGGATTGCTGTCTGTTGTATCTGCAATATCACTGTTTCTGTCAACAACACCGACTCTAGCACTTAATTCTGCTGGTACAAGTGGCATACGTTGATCTGCGATTTTCCTCAATGCTCCAGTTGCAACAGCACTTTCAATAGGTTCTCTTAAGCTAAATTCTAATACACTGATGTTTGACACAACGTTAGCAGTAAAGTACGAGTCTTTAATTGTAATTGTTGTACCGCTAACACTATCAACAGTAAATGCTACATTGTTTAAATAACTCTGTACAGTATTACCAGCTGCGGTTCCGTCACCTGTTACCAGTAGAGTGATTACACCACCTTCAACGATCTTACCGCTGATTAGTGACGCATTAGCAACGTTGATAGTTAACGCATCAGTATCATTTATTAAATTAGTGAATGTGTAATTGCTAACGTTAGCTGCACTAATTGTTGTAACTGCGCCTAGTACAATGCTATTAGCTACTACACGATAGAATGTTGAGCCTGATGCAATTATGCTATTATCAATAACTGAATGATTTTGAACTTCTATGATATTATTATAGTAGTAGGTTAAGCCCTGCAAGTCAGCTGCGTCAACAGTGAGATATGCACCTGGACCGCGGGGGCTTATGTCAGTAACGGTAACTGATGGAGGATTTTTTACATCGTAGCCGATACCGTAGTTAAGCATTCTAACACCAGTGATCGAACCGTTGGTTTCATCAATACTTGTTACTTCTGCTGCTGCACCAGTGCCCGGGCTGTTGTCGCCACCAAAACTAATTCTTAGGTTGGCTGGGTTGTTGTAGCCGGCGCCAGCTACGTTTACACAGATACTGCCAATTGGGCCTCTGGTATTGTTAGTAGGAGTACCACCAATTAAGCGTAGTCTGTCACCGATTTGATAACCACTACCACCGTTTTGATAGGTTGAACTTCTTGTAGTAGTTGTAGTCGTACTTGGTAGAACAGCTCCGTTCGCAATACCTATTTCATCGTCTGGAACAAATATTGTAGAATTACCGGAACAATCATATAAAGTATATGATGCTGTCGGTGTTTGTATGGAGTTAGCATCACCACCAAATCCAGTTGTTGGCGCCAACACTGTTGCATTTGAACTACAACTTTCAGTGTTAGTAGTGGTTGTTGTTTGTTCAAAACCGCGAACAACGTGGAAGTCGCCTACACGCTTTAGTGTTCCGCCGCCGCAGCCGTTTTTAATTGCAATTGCGGTATCGCTACATGATCTAATTTTTAGACTTTCTATGCCATCTGGATTTTTCTGTACTTGTGCGTCGACACCTGATTGATTACACTTGATTTGAGTAGCAATGTCTCGTGGTGTTGTTCCAGCAACAAATAGCACTCGTGCATCATTAAAAAATAACTCTGTTCCTGCGGGTACTGTGGCAAGATCTCTCGAATCAATTAAGACTTCCGGAGTTGGTCTGTAAATGTTTGTTACTGCTGTTGGGCCTGCCGGGACAAGTTCACCGTTTGGTCCGTAGGTTAACGGAGTAATATTAATAGTAGGCACTCTTGTATATGTGATATTGTCAGTGTCTAACAAGCCATCTTCAACAGGTACCATAGCAGTAGTACCCAAATCTACTACAGCTTCATTAGTATTAGTTGCAAATGTAGCTGGGATTTCATTAAGCGTTGTAATTGTTACACCGTTGTTGGCGTCTACTGTGTCGGCACCAGTAGTAATGTTATTTACAGGAACACCATTTAGTGTTACAGATGTACCAACTCGCTTAGGTGCATAGTTAATATTACGTAGTGTTTGATTTAAATTACCTAGTGTTTTAGTGTTTGGTCTGTACCATGGCTGATCAACTATCTCATAGCTTCTAAGAGGTGTAGAAGTTCTAGAAACTACAGTTAGTTTTTTAGCTAGAGGAATAGTGAATCCGCCAGTTACACGTTGACTTGTTGCATTAACATATCTGCCGCTGTCTAATGACTCTGAGTAGCCATATTTTTGTGGATCAACAACTTGCTTTCTGATAGGAGTCTTAAAGCTAGCTGGCATAAAGTTATAACCAGTTAGGCCCTGTTGACTGTAGCCTGAGAAGTTTGCGCGATAGTTATTCCATCCGGCGTAATCGCGGCCGCTGCCAGTGTATAGTTCACTGTTAACGTTGATATCACCGTAGCCAGCAACGCTGCCGCCGCCGGGTGCAACACCAGCTGGTGTAGATGAAGGATTAAATGTTGCTGTATCTGGGCAGAGGCGTTGCATAACGGCTCTCATCACAGGATCTAAGTTTGTTAACTCTCCTGCACGGAACTTACCACAATCGTCTTCGGGACAACTGCGGCTTGCAAATTGTAATACACCACTGTAATCTGGGCCTTTGATGCTAACACTAAAGTTACCGTCTTTTTCACCGTTACCATAAATGCCGCGGACGAAATACAACCCGCCGCCCTTTAAGTAAATGCTGCCGGTGGCTTTTCTGTTTGCGTGGAGACCGCCGTTTTTAACTATAGCATTTTGCCATGTGTAATTTTTATTGCCAAGCTCAGGGTGGTTGCCGTCTGACTTGTAATATTCATCACCAGACAAATCATCTTTTGGAGATACCCAAAGCCATGAGCCGTCATCTGACTCCATTTCAAAGTTATAAGTACCCGATTTAGGTGCAAGGAAATAACCTTTAAATTCAGTTGTAGAGTATTCAGTAACCGTACCACCCTGTAGCGCACCCAGTCTAACTTGTTGAACTTGTTTGGCGCCGCCGCCTACATAAGCTTGTCCGTCGACACCGGCGCTGATCATGCTCTGTGTTGGGCGGCTATATGGGAAGTAAATGTTATCTTCGTTTGCGCCAAATGTACTGGTTTTCTTTTTCCATGAACCAAAGTAGCCTGCGCCGGCGGGTTTCTTCTTTTTACCAAAGAGAGCGCCAAGTAAACCGCCAATTACGGCACCTACCGCAATAACAACGCCAACTGGCGCAAACAACACACCTGCTGACACTGCAAATCCTAAGCCAAAACCTGTGCCTGCAACTGCTAGCGCCGCCGCGCCGCCAAGTAATATAGTAGCACCAGCAGCAGCACCAGCTAAGGAAGCAAATATTGAAGTACTCCTACTACTAGTATAAGTGTAACCAGTTATGATACCGCCTTCTTTGTATGCTCTAGAAGGTGATTCCATGCAGTTGTCGACGTTGATCTCATTTAATGCGACGTCAACTTCGTTAGGTGCATCAGCAAAGTATCTAACGAACAGTGCATATTTGCCTGTTTTATTAGCACTACCCTTAGATACAGTGATTCGTACATATTGTCCTTGTGTACAATCTATTGTTCTGTTTAGGAAACCAAAACCACTAACACCTAAAACTTTTTTAGTTGTGGCGTTAGTTGCTCTTGCAGCAATAGCTCTATCGCTAGCGAACTTGTTCAACGGATTTTCTATCACTCGCTGAGTCAATACACCTAACGCATTTTCAGCTGGCTTGTAAATAATAGTGTTCAATCCTGGAATAGTATCAAACCCGTAGCGACCGATCTGACTGCCGTTAGTTTCAGCTAAAGTCGAAGGATCTGTTTGCGTATCAATAATATAACGTTTTACCTCTTTAAAATCAGGTGTGTCTGACTGCTCAATTGTAATACCATTAACAGATTTAGTACCTGCGCCGTCGTCGTATGAGAAGTCAAAGATTAATAAGAAAGGATGCTTACCTTGAATATTAATAACATGTGTTTCATCGACCCCGACCGCATCTGTTTTTTCAGTTAGGAGACTTGTTTTAGGAACAGTTGGTCTTACAGTACATGCACCCATTATTTCGTTACGAGGTGGTACTGGATTCGGTGCACGGGCATCACACGCACTTGGAAGGTCTGATAATACACCACCTGTTAACACAGGAGCCGGAGGTGTTAAATTACGCTCATCAACTAGAGTGACTGCGCTGTAAGGAGTAGGTGTGCCTCTTCCGAACCCTGCGCCCAATCCTATCTGGCCTATACGTTGCGTAGCAGCACGAGGTGATACTCCTGTACGTACTTCATCATATCTAGGTCGTTCATCATCATCACCGGTTGATCCGCCACCTAAAGTTGGTTCTGGAGCAAATGCACCGTAACCTTCTGGTCCCGCATAACCTTCTGGTACAGTTTCACCAGGCAGCAACACACTGTCTGATATAACATTCCGCCATCTTTCTCCGCCCCAGCCAGTGTCAGCAATTGGTCGTCTTAGCATTGCGTCAGCTGGAATTTCAGTTAAACGAATATATTTTACTCGAGCAATAGTGCCGTTGTAATCTTTGTATACAGGTGTTGGGTTCCCGTCATTATCAGGATTGTTGTAATCAAAACCAATCATCTGATTTACATAAGTATGCGGCTCGGTCCAGAAGCAAGCAACAAATATTTCGTCTGGACGAAGATTTGTTAAAGTTGTATCTGTTGGGTCGTGTATTGCATCTGCAAAAAGATCATATCCTGAATCAGGCGATTGTATTGGGTACACACTAAATTCTTTACCGTATTTAAATCGTGCTTGTCGAGTGCTCCATCCTTTTCCACTAGATCCTGGATACGGATTTGTATCTTCTATAGAATTGAAGGTTGCGCCATCTCCAAATACCAGAGAGTCAGGCACATGATTATCGTTTTCGGAATAATACCCTCTGCCGAAACCCCATGCAACATCTGCGCCGCCTGACCCTGGTAGCAAGCCCGGGCCTTCTGCGGCCGGTTCCCATTTACCTGGTGTTATACCTGGTTGCCACATGAAGAATGAATTATGTCCAACTGTAAGAATAGCAATGATTGTTTCTGTGTCGGAAGTGGCACTTCCAACAACTGCACCTTCGGGCATAAACCTAAAGTTAGCGTACTTGTCAGTGCCGTTTCCACCTTTAACCGCAAATGGTTCAGGAATGATTTGCTTTCCTACATAAAATGCAGGCTCAACTGGAGGTATTTCGATGTACTTGAAGTTCTTAGCTCGGTCATTTCTAGTTGCAGCCCATTTAATACCAGCTGGAGCAGATGAATCAGTGCCGCCAATTGTGTAATACACAGTTTCAGTAAGTAAACCGTTAAAGCCGTTGTATGCACTTACAGTAGCAAAATAATCGTATGCAAAAGGTAAATCAGCTGGCACAACATCTACAAGTATATAATACACAGTACCTGCATTGTTTTGTACAGCTTCATAAACTTCGAATTGCCATACTTCACTAGTTTTTAGTCTCCAACGCGAGTATGTAACTGAGCTGTAAACCACAGTTTCATCCATATTGTATTGAGACCATTTAACTGCTTTAGTAGCAGGATCAATCGGATTAGATTCTGCGGTTCCAGGAATAATTTTTAGTACATTCGCACCATCTGTATGACCTCGAGGCAATGCTGGCTTGCTAACTGCATTTTCGATAGTTCTGTTACCCTCATCAGTAACATTATTTCTAGAATCCTCTGAGCCGTCGCTTATGCTCGAATTAGTAGAGAGTTCAAACTCTAGTCCTGATGCTGATGATCCGCTGATTGTTTCGTAATTCGGAATGTACTTACGTAAGGTTATGTCCCAATAATACATAACACCGTTTGAATCAGTGTATCGCATACCTTTGAGCGGGCCTACATATACCGGGCCTGTGTCAAAATTAGGATCGCGACGGTATTCTACTGCATCTGAAATTTTCATTTCGCCTGCAACTTTTGTAGAACCCGAATTACCCACTAAATCAATTAAAGATTGTTCATCTCTTACGTATGGACCGTAATTGTGAATCTCGCTAGCCGTAGTTTTAATATCAGTATCTGGAATGCGAACCGGAGTCTTAAAGTCATTTAGCATATTAAATGATACATTAAGCTTTCCGCTTCTATCTTGTGTAACAGCAGATCTTCTTAGCCTAATTGCACGATTAATACTCTCAATCATGCCCTCCGGATTGTTGTAGCTACCGATATTGATAACAGAATTGTTTAAAGTTACCTTAGTGTGGTCAACTGTGGTAAGAACTGGATATCTAAAATCTGTTGAGATTGGTTCTCTGATAATTACAAAACCAGTAGAAATATTAGCATCTTCACTAAGAATAGTATTCTTAAAGGTAATTGTTGTATTTGACAAGTTTTCGTTGATATAATAATCACCCGCCATAACAGGTTGAGTATTTGATGCATACAGTACCGTAGTTGCAGCAAGTATTGGACGTCTTGCAATTGTAAATGTGTTCGCACTAATATTTGCAAAGCCACTAGCAACATCAAAATATACACTTGTTGTATCGTTAACAGCAAAGTCATCTAATACGTTGATGGTATCGCTGCCTACAGAAGTAATTCTGTAAACTTTGTTGTAAATTTTTGGTGTTGCAAAGTGTACAGCAACACGTTTGTTTAGATCCACAGAACTCTTTGTGATACCATGTGGGTCAGTAGTTTTAATCTGCATACCTCTTCTAACAATAGTACCAGTTATTTTGTCATCAGTGGTATACGGAGACGAAATAATAACAGTGTTTGCTTCAGGTGCAGAAACAATTGAATATGCTCCAGTCCATGCATTAGCATAAACCTTAACAACATCTCCAGGATTTAAGTTATGCGCTGAACTTGTTACTAATTTAGTTAAGTTCATATGTCGGACATCAATAACGTTTGGTCTAGTAGCAGTAATAGTAACATTACCAACCGTTTGACTGTTAGAAACAAGCCATGATAAGTTACTACCAGAAGTAATAACCGTATCTGCGGCTATTCCTGCACCGCTTAGACGCATTCCTCTTTCAATAATCCCACCTGTTACAGCATTAACTGTTAGAACAGTACCAGTAATAGAACCGTTAAATGTAGCAGTTTTTTCAATTACTCCAGGTAGTTCAATAGTAAACGCATTAGTAGTAGCATTTGATGCTACATAGTGATTTGATATATTACCATAACTAACAAAAGTCGATGTAATGTAGCGCACATTACCCAACCCAGATACTACATTTGCATCTTCAAAATAATCACTTTCAATTACAAAGGTATTTGCACTAACATTCTTACTCTTTACATAGTAAATGTTGCCATTGGCAGTGCTGTCACCATCACATAGTAATGTTACAAAACTAGGAGCTGTTACGAATGTAATGTTAGCACTGCTAACAGTAACATTGCCTACGCTATTAAAAGTCACATTAGCGTTAAAGGTGTAATCAGTTGATTCACCTGCTACTAGCTGCACAGCATCACCGTTACGAATATCAGAGTTAGTAATACCCGAAATTGTAACAACATTGCTTGGGCTCGAAGCACTTGCTGTTGCTCCTCTGTACACTTTTGAAGATACAGGTAGAATATTTTGAATGGTGATTAAGCTTTCTGGGTGTGGTCCGATGCTCTTGATTCTAGCCTCAATCATCTTAGGTGGTTGAGGATCCTTAATTAACGCTTTCTTCTGTTGTACAATTGTTTCGTTGGTCCAGATAACCACGCTATCGCTGACATTAGCGTTCTTTAGTGTTAAGTAATAATCCATGTACTTAGATGTATTGTCGTTACCAATTAAGTTAGTATCTAAGTAAGCAAATAAACTTCTATCTGTGTATAAAACTGCTTCGTTACTGCCGGGTTTATTTTCTACAAAAGATGTTCTAGAACCAATAGACTGTAGTCTATATACATTCCAATTTTTAGACTCATCTTCGGCCATATGAATCAAGCTACCGCCTGCAGGTTTGATTATGATATTAGTATCAAACAAGTCAGGTAAGCTAGCAATATCATATGCCATAAAGTTAACGTTTGCAGGGTTTACGTAACCTGCATTTGGAATTGTAGGATATTTTTCTGTGGTCAACCCGTAAGAATCAACATTTGTTAATGTTGGCCATAGATTGTTCTCTCTGCTTCCAGTAGGTTTTCTTAAGAAACGTGACGAATCGTCGATGTCAATTAAAATAATATCATCATCAGTTGCATCAGGTGTGATTTCGTAATTACGTCTTGTGCCTAGTTTGATTGCGATATGATCGTGTGTTTCAACTTTAATGTTTAACGTACTTCCAGTAATATCGCCCTTGTATGCATTTGTAAAGTCAATTGTGCCTTTTTCTACTACAAAAACGTTTGACTGACTTGCTAGTACAAAACGAGACGTCTTTGTAGCTGGATTAGGCAGCGATGTTAACACCGAAGTTGGTAGTAATGAGATATTAGCAAATTCAACTGTTGAAGCAGTAAGGGTATATACTATTTCTTCTGGGCTGTTTTGGATTAAAACACCGTTAACATAAACATCCACGAACGGATAGTTATTGTTACTAATAGTGGTATAATTTTCATTAGCAATAGTTGTATTGCCGTTAACTAACCCAGTGTTTAGAAGTACAGTTAGTGGATTGTTCTGATCGGCAACTGCTGCGGTAGTAATTTGCCATCTATCACCGGCATCATAGTCCCAAGATGCGGCGCCTAGTACCGAATTATTAACACTAACAGTAACATCTGCCTTCACTGTGTTATTTGCTACTTCAAAGCCATAGCGTTGGCGAGGCTCGTAGCGGTAGCCGCTACCTACTGTGTTAGTATAGTTAACACCGTTTTGATAAACATTAACTGCGGAATTTAAGTGTAGATTAGCAGAAGCACTGTTAATAGTAAAACCGTTACCTCTTAGTTCTAGTGTATATTTGTCAACCGTAGCATTGCCGCCGTCAAGTACATCACTTCTAATAGCAATAGCAGTAACGCCTGCGTTTGCACTGTTAATAGCGTTAACTAGACTGTTGATGTTTGAAATTCCAGTTGATAAATTAACAGTAGTTGTTACGTTACTTGATCCTGAAAAATCAGTAATTGTTAAATTACCTGTTAGGCTTGCACTAGATGTACTAACGTATTCTGTGCTGTACGCACGGACTGTTTCAAATGCTGTTTCTTCTAAATCAACAACTATTTCACCTGCAATAACTGTTACACCTACAATTTCACCATAGCCCGAACCCGGATTTGTCACCGTTATCGCGCCAAGCTCTCCTGCACTATTAAGTGTAGCAGCGGCAGTGGCTCTTACACCATTACTTTGTACTGGGGCAGAAATAATAATTTGTGGAACATTAAAGTATTTGTGCTTGCGTTCCAATACTTCAATCTTTTCTACAATATTAGTTGTGTCTTCCGGGAAAGCAAGAGTAAACAATTGTGGATCTTGCACTTGATCAATTTTATCAAATTTTAGTTCAATTGCTTGATCCTGATTTGTATCACCAAAATCAGCTACACGTAATGCCCATTCATCGTAAACATTAATCTCACTTGCTGGCGAGCGTGAAAGTGCAGGAACAATAGTACCTATGCGCTCTAAGCTAGTAGTTGTTCCTTTGCTTTGTAGCATACCTGTATAAAAATCATATTGCTGATCATCGATGATATCTAGTTCAGTCAGATATTGCTTTTGTTCGAAACCAAATACTGCGCGGCTTGCTTCATACAGTTGTTTTTCTACAGGAATGAATCCTAATTCATGATAGCGGCCTAAGCTTTCAGCCATGTTGTCTAAGTTAGGCTTTAAGCTATCACCTTCAATAACAAAGCCCTGACTTAGGAATCTACCATCCCAGCCTGCTGTTCTAGTTGCTTTAATCTTTAGTCTAGTATGGCCCTGATTTATAACAGGGTTAAAAATAACATCGTTGAACTGGGTAACATTATCTATAACAAATGCGTGCTCAATTTCTTTGGTAAAGAGTACCACACCATAAATTTGCTCACCTTCTGGCGGTACAATTTCGATAGTGTTATCTTGGCGAACAATCTCACAGTCTGTAGGATTAATTGCAACACCGTTTTGGTTTACAATATTGAACTGTGAACGGTCTGTTCTATTGATTTTTGCAATGAAACCTCGTGGTGCAACAAATGTGACTTTGTTAGCCATTGGACTAAGTTCCAATGTATTGCCGATTTCCCAAACACCTGTGGTCCAGAACAATAACTGTTTTGCAGCATAAGCCCAATCGCGTACTTCACCGATAGTCTCGTCAAAGTTACCAAATGTGTAACCCTGTGATTCATGATATCTGCCTAGGCTAATTAAAAAGTCAAATAAGTCTTCTGTATTATCGTATACAGTTTCATAATCAACTTTAATAATAGTGCCTGTTGTCTGCTGATATAGTGTACCGGTAGCAGCACCAATTTGTGGTAGTGCGCCTAGTCTTCTCCACTTAGCAGCATCAAAAGTAGTACCAGTCTTAAATGTTTCTCTTGCAGAATAGTATGCACCTTTATAGCGTATAATTGTGCCGTCTTTGTAGGTAGTATTCTGTGAATAATCTACAAACTGAGCTGGCGAGCCGCCGACACTAATACGTTCTCTGCCTTTATTCTTATCACTTTGTAATGTATTAAAGTAACCTAGGTTTTTATCGTAACCTCTTACTTTATAACCTTCAGATGTCTTTTCAATTATGACGCCACTGTAGAAGTTTCTTGACTTGTATGGTGAACCATGGATGTTCACTGTAATATTTTCATGCGGGATGATTAAGCTAGTAGCACTACCTTCATTGCTGTACTGGTCGGTACGTAAAGTCATAGTGTCTTTGTCAATAAAGCCACTCATTCTATGACCAAGTTTAGTATTTAGGCTGCGTACCTTGGTGATGAAGTCGCTCTCTGGTGACAGCCCCTGGAATCGTAACCATGAGTTAATAAATTGGGTATATCCGATGTTGGTAATGAAATTACCGTTAACGTCTTTGTCGCCATGAATCTCAAAATCTGTAGCAGATGTAAAGATCCAGGGATAATTTGTGTTAACTGACAATTTGTATTTTTTGTTTGCTGCTGGTCTGTAAAGTTTTGTAGGATCAGCAAATTCTGTGGCAAACTTACCAGGTCTTGCTAGTAATAGTGCTTCAGTTACAGCAAACGGATATACTTCTGAATATTTCCAAGCATTTTCAGCAGGTGCGCCATCGCCAAACTTCCAGCTATCATTTCTTGCATCTGTTGTACCAAACGTAATCTGCAATGTGCTGGTTAGTGCAGGAGTAGCAGCTACTACACTGCCGCTGCTTAATGTATTATTGCTTAGGTCTTGTGCTGCTGCGTAGTACTGACCGGCCCATGTTTTAGTTGATGAACTGTGAGTAGCATAGCCGCCGCCAATTGCATATGGGAACATTGGCTTACCAGTATTATCTACAGTTACAACATAGTATCGAATTTTAGTAGTTGGACTATCTGGGGTGAACCCGTAGCGTAAGTTGAACTGATTTGTATAGCCCGGTTGGCCTGATTTTGTTGCATCAATTTCGTAGTCCTCAACGAACATACCAGTATATGCGCCTCCAGGTGCAACTGATCGCGTACCTTGGCGTAATGCCCAAGGACTTTTAATGTTAACAATGTCACTAGTAATATCTTCAGGGTTAGTATAACCATATGGGCCGTAAATTGGGAGGCCGTCAAATGCCCAGCCAACTATAGGACTATGTGTTGTGCTGTCCCACTTTAGTGCGCCGTCTTCTTCAACAACACCTGCTGTTAGCCCAACTACATCAGGGGTAATAGCGTGATAATGGAATAACCCGCCTACAGTACTATGACTGAATGTAGCAAGTTCGTTATAATCATCAATAGTGCCGTTGTTATAGTGCCAAACACCTCGATCATCCCAACTTTTAATTGATTTAGGCGTGTATAACGAAACCCCGTTAACTAGAACAGCTACAGCATAGTTAGGCATAGCTGTTGGTGAACTAGATACTAGATTTAGGTTAACGTTTGGAATGTTGTAGGACACATCCTGTTCTTGAATAGGTCCGAAGCCTACTGCATTTGTTTCAACATCAACATTATGGTTAGTAATGTTACGTCCAGCAATATAGATATTGCTGTTGCTATAAGTTACATTTAAACCATTTACGGTTAATAAAGTATTTGATTTTAGACTAGAAGAAGTATGAAAATTACCTACTGTTACATTTGCTCTGCTGTTTGACCAAATCGATGTCTTAGTAGTTGTACCAGTGGTGATAATATCTTTAGGAGTTATTAGTTCGCCATTTGCATCTACCGGTAGTACACGATGTAGTCCTTCTCTGCGATAAGGATTGTTAATTAAATATGCATCAGCAGTTAGATTCTCTCTAGTACCACTACGGATGATGCCTTCTTCTAAGTCATCCCACATAGCAGTGTTAGCACTGCTGTAATCTGTACCGTACTGATTATCCCACCATAGTGGCTTTTCAAAGAATGCAAGCATTTCCCATGGATGGGTATGCGGTCTTACCGTATCATAATAATGTTCGTACCATCCTCTCCAGTGACCTGGGAGATTAGTGTTACCGCGATAGTTCCAAGTCCATTCGTTGCTGTCGCTGTAGAATTCGTTAGTTACAAAGTCAATCTTTTGTGTCAAGGCCCAATTTGAGAAATAGTATCTCATTAGACTAGACCATTCTGTAGTATCGTAACCTGTTTCTCTAAATGCGCCGGGCTTTAGTGTATAGATGTTTAATTCTGGTAATGCGTTAGCTTCACGGAATTCAGCCTTAGCACTGTTGAACACTCGCTTTTCAAATTCAAGTAAAATGTCATCACGGCGGTCGCCGGACAATGTAGTCTTGCTACCATCATGTCCTACTAGTACCCGAATTGGTGTTTGGAAACTGTTATCAATTTCGATGCGTGGTTCAGATAGAGGATACATACCTAGCATACTAGGCGTTGGCGGACACTGTGCGCTGTCGCGTTCGTCGTTATAAAGTTTAAGTACGATTTCGTCATCTAAATCAACACTAACCGAACTTGTTAACACAACAGTGATAGGATTGAAACTAGTAATTGTATAATCTTTGTCAACATTTAACAGTGTTGTTTCAAATGTATCAGCATTAACGTGATATACTAATAAGCTGTTTTCAATCTTGTTTAGATCAGTAAAATTAGCCGATACAAATTCAGTAGTGTTAACATCGTTAATTTCAAAACGTTCCTCGAGATAATTATCACCATAAGGAATTACATATGTTCTGTTGAACACTTCTCTGCCAACGTTGAAAGAGGTAATATTTTGTAGTACTTTTTCTAAAATAAATTCGTTTGAAAGACCGTTAGTGTCGAATAATGTGTAATATGCACTGATTTCTTTCTTTAATCGTGCTTTATATTTCATGTATTCTTCAGCATTAAATCTAATAGCATCTACTAGATTATGTGGTTGATCGTCTAACAGCAATGCACCCAAAATTACGTCTTGATCGGTAACAACAATATCTGTAGCGTATGCTACATCTTTGGGTGTACTTGAGAAATTATTAACTTGTAGCGCATCGCCTTCAAAACCTACTTGATGCTCCATGTAGTTTTTAAAGTGTTGTGTAAACTCAGGCGATGATGTAGCTGTTATTTCTTCGTTAGTAACATTGGTTTTCCAACTTAAAGGTAGTTCAAATTTACTAATAGCTTTGTCACTTACTATCAATTGACCTGCGTTAGAAAACGCACTGATTTCAATAAAATCACCGTTTGCAAAGTCGAATCTATCGAATACTACATAACCGTCGTTGAATACTCCGTACTGCCAATCGGTTCGTTTAATACCATTTACATATACATCGACATCGTAACTGTTATCTGACTTTAGATCTGGCACGCATCCAATCCAAAATTCTCTACGAGCATTATCAATATCAAATCGGTCAATAGTATAAGTTGATACTAATCGCTGACGTGCAGGGCGATCTGACGGTACCATCATTGACAGTAATTCATGCTCACCATTGAGCTCTAACTTATAGAATTTATATCCTTCTGTGCTTATTTGATTTCCACCAAATGGTTGATATGTATGTGAATATTTTGCTTGTGACATATCGACAGTAAATTCGATCTCACTGCTTGCTTTAAATCCAATCCACGAAAGCGGGAATCCTAACACATTATCATCGGCACCGGTACCTAATGTGTATGAGAAGATTTTATTGCCTTCAAAATTATTATTAGGATACTTGCCGTTGTCACCTAAGTAGTCGCCTGCTGTATCATATAAGTTAAACAGCGGTGCTTGATTGGTACTTACTTTTCTTTGGCATAGTTCTAAACCGGTAGGCGTAAATCTATATTCTGTACCAATATTTTCAGCACCAGAACGAACTAAGATTACATCATCGACGCTTAATTCCCAAGGCACAAAGTTAAAATCACCATCTACTGCACCGATCGGATTTAATTCTGGGTGCGGTGCTCTAACAACAGCAATTGTTTCTGAGTCTAAATCTGTAAACGCAACATAAACATATTTTGCGACATCTGATTGCTCATTTGGGAAAATAATACTTTGACGTTCGATCGGTGTGCTGTCAATCAACAATCCTGTTGGTTTCCCGCGAACTTCATCAATAGTATATTGCGTACATGCAACTATTACACTGCCAGCACCACGCTTACCGTGATTATATAGTTCTAGGCTGCGATCGAATTCGATGATTGGTCGTTCTGCACGGAAACGTCTATTTGGCAACTGCATACCAGCATCTTTGAAGTTATCTCGGTGATACCAAAAGTTGATTGTGCTCCAAATATTTTTGTTTTCAGCCCCACGCTGTATTGTTAGATATTCTGGTGGGCTCGCATTTAATCCTGCGTCCCATAGTGAGTCGCCATCAAATTCGTCGTCGTCTAAATCATTTCTATCGTATGACCATCGGCCGCCCATTAAGTAGTATTCACCGTTAGCAGGATTAATACCTAAACGTGATCCTGCAGGATAACCTGTAAACTGTGTAGTGGTTGCAAGTGTTTGCGCTTTGTTAACCGTCCATGTGCTGCCTGATCCTGATACAATAATAGTATGCGGCAATATGCCCGATGCTGAAAGAACCATTCCTACTTTAACTGTTCCGCCGCCATCTAAGTCAACTACAGATAGTGTAGTGCCAGAAATAGTTAAGTTTCCTATTACAGGAGTTCCTTCCCATTCGTAGTTTACTTCTGCAATGAAATCTCTGCCAGCAAAAGTTAGTGCCGGATCTGCTGTTACAACATCACGTTCCAACTCAACTGCATTTGAAAGTACTACTGTTGGCTTAACCGTAAATGTTTCAGGGAATGTGTGCGGGGTGTTGTTTGCAACATCAACCCTATAAGTTCCTGTACTACCAGCTGAACCAGTAAGTTGTGAAACGATCTTAGTTTTGTAAACAATATCGTCATGATGTAACATCATACCTGCTGCTAATGAACCATCATTTACTGCTGTCACAGTAAATGTGGTCGATTTCTTAATAAAGCCTTGACTATTATTTCCAGTGTCACCTGGAGATGAAGTTACAACATTACCAAGTTCTTTTAGTTGGAATCTGTTAGAGTCAACAACTAATACTTGATATCTTCCGCCGATAAGAATGTTACTAATAGGTGTGCTGCCACCGGCGTCATAAACAACTTCGTCATCGGTAGTTAGTCCGTGATTTGGATATGTAAATGTTCCTGTTGTGGGGTTTACATTTGCGGTAGGAACTGTTAAGTATGTACCAAAATAACCTTCTACTTCTGCACCGTTAAATTTTGCAGATACTATGCCGCTGGCAACGCCATTAACGCTTTGACTAACTCTAACATTAGCAGGATCAGTTGTTAAGAAAATATCTGCTGTAACAACTACATTACTACTACTAGTAAAAGTGTTTGCAGTGTCAATATCATATGCAATATTAATATCTGTTAGTTCAACTCCTACAAAACCGGTGTATCCCTGACCTGGGTCACTGACTGGGATGCTTGTGATCGCACCGTTTGCAGCAACGTTCGCTGTTGCTACTGCAACATTGACGTTAGAACCTGTTATGCTAACTGTTGGATTTACATACCCAATGCCCTGACTTACAACTGTGACGCTAGAAACATTACCAGCTTGGTGTGCAATATCTGGATGATTAAGAGGGAAGTATGATCCGTCGTACGGTGCATCTACAGGTGTAGAAAACACAGTTTGGAATTGGTTACGTCTCGGAACAAAATAAATGCCTTGGCCTACACCTTGTACAATATAGTCAATCTCTAATTCGCTACTAGGAATTACATACTGACCTGTAAAACGAATAACCATGCCACTTCTAAATGGCTTACCACCAACAGGTGTATAATATTTTTTGCCTACTATATCACGATCAATATCAATCGGATTTTCTAGCGTCCCTGCAACAGGAATAACTGTCGGGCCATCTGGAAACCAGTAATATTCCTGATAGTTAACAAACTTATCAATCTCAATAGGTGGTACAAAGCTGTTAAAGTTTGCACCAAAAATTTTGTTTTGGTTGGAAGTATCAACACCATATGTAGATAAAATATCAATTAACTCGTCAAAGAAAATAAAGTCTTCGCTTTCTTTGGTTGTGTAATTAATAGTGTTTACCACCGGAGATAATGCATAACGTGCTTTATCATTATTGGGCTCTGCTATGTACCCAGCGATGCCCACATCTGCGCTCGATTTAGAACCTATATATCCCGATACTACTTCTACGTTTGCTTTACTAAACAGTTGCTCTACAGTGCTTTCAAAAAAGTTTTTGATTGCTGTAGTTTGTAGTACTACCGGAAGTTTTTTATAGATTTTATTGCTCATCTAAATATACACCTTTTAACGATCAGCTCTTAATGTTTGTGAACTTATTTTTTCTACTATTTCAATGTCTGCTACTGTAGCTGTGCTTGCAAATAACTCGTTTGGCTCTGCTCTTACTGAGAACATATCACCAAATGCGCCCGAAGTGTTTTTAGGAAGAATAACAATACTTCCGATTGCACTGCCTAAACGCTGATGGATATATGAGCTTAATTCAGTAAAGTAAAACGTTTCCCCGAACTCCCAATTCTCTGCTTCGAAGTAGTTATTTATCGCTGTAATTATCTGGGATTTTAATTCGTTATCGCTGATATTATTGCTTAGTTTAACAACTCTAAATTTGGCTTGATATGCCTGTTCAGCATACGGTCCAAACAATAATTTAAATTTTGCACTGCGATAGACAATGGTATCGCTTGCACTCTTATATTCATTTAGCCCTTCAAATTCGATTGCTAGCTCAGAGCTCATAGGCTCGAGCGGGAAGTTAGTAACTCCTGGCTGTCTTAAATATGTTTTAACTTGATTATAATAAGAAGTAGTCAACACAATCATCTCAACTACGTTACTAATACTCGGATCGATACGCACATCTTTAGGTGCAACATGCTGCCAGCGGATAACTGAATCTTGCTGCAAAGGTTGTGAGGTATCTTGAGTTGGGCCGCGGCCAACTTTTACAAAGAAGTCGCTGGTTTCAACTAATCTTACACGAGTAATGTTTGTGCTGTCAGGTGTATTTAAATACACTTTATTTTCTGCCTCAGCATAAACTTTCAATCCTGCTGCTTTACCTTCATCGTTTTCGACTACTGATGCTGTTGCAAAATCTTTTGCAAATAACCAGTTCAATACATCTAACGAATAGCCCTTAGCATAACTCTCACTGATTATAGCATTAGCTGAAATGTCAAACCTAATAGTATTTTCTTTTCTAAAATCTGCAATTACACCTTGTGTAGGTCTATCGTATATATAACCATCAAAATCAGTATAATATTCAAATATCTGAATATTGTTGTCGTATACATATTCTTTAAACTGTAGCGGGCGATCTGGGACCATATCACCGTCACTGTCAACAGGGGCAACAATTACTTTCCGAGGGTCAACATAACCATCGTTGTACTTGTATACATCAGATATTTCCCATTCAATTTCTCTGTCTAGTCTTTCTTTATTTTGTACATAGTCAACAAGGATTTTGTCGCTGCTCACAGCACTGGTTCTATCAGTTGAGTAATGGTACCTGTTTAATTGTAGATCACTATATATTAAGTTACCAGTCTGTGCAGTTACATTGGCGTTAGCTAAAAACAATCTGCCTGTTACACTAGTATCAACGCTAGACAAGCCAGTTGTGCCATAGCTATAACAGTTAGCATTGCCGCTGAATACAATCAACGATGTTCCATCATTGGACGGCAACCTATATGTAATATTACCTGTAGCAGGGTCGATGATGTTACCACCAAATGTTGTGCTGTTAAAAGGGATAGTAATACGGCTTGGGATTTTATTAATTTGACCTGAGTTGTTTGCAATAGTAACAAATAATGTTTGTGATTCTAGCTCACCTGTGTCAAACAATGTTGCTAACAACACAGTTGCTTCACTAACATATTGATTACCGGTTGCAGTATCCACTGTATTAGATACACTGCCTCTTGGTCGCATTAGACCAAAATTACTTTTCCAGTACACGTTTACATCAAACCATTTTGTATCTCGGGTCTTAAGCACGATCCCAGGATCATACGTTCTCGGTATGTATGTTGCACCAGTTGAAGTATTTCTCCAACGAAAATCATTTGCGCCTACTTTGTGCCACTCAAACGTGTCATTGTTAAACGGTTTAGCATTAATAGTAGTAAATGTAATTTTGTCCTTAGAACTCTTGTTGTTATTGTCAAGCACCTTAACATTTTTAATGTTATAAAACTTAAGATCGTTTTTACTTTGAACAACATAGTCTTGACCGCGTGAGGTCAAGTTATATCTATAGCTAACTGTGTTAACAGGAAAATATTCCATTAGCAGTAGCCAACTAGAGTCTAGTCCTTGCCCAGTTGTGTCTTTTTCGTAAGCAACATTAAATGAACCAGTCTTATCTAAATCTTTGTTTGCAATAATATACCACAAGTCTGCATATAGATCGTAGCCTAAACCAAATGTTCTTCGATTGTTGATTTCGGCTTGAATAGCGTCTGCTTCACTAACCGTAAATAATTTTCTCAACGACACAATAACTTCTGTTGCTAGCCAGCCGCGGGGAACAGTATCACTTAATGTCCATGGGCCAACACTAGTAACTAGGCCGCTGGCTAGGGCGCCGTTGTTTTCAATGTTAATAATTCTTACCCACTTGTAGTCTGACAAGTCGTTTGAGTTAACAAACTTAACCAAGCAGTTTTCTTTAAACATTCTTGTTCGATCATTAATATTCAGCATCACTACCTGTGTACCCGAACTAAATGTTTCCGTCATATAACCTGTGTCGCCTTGAGCGTCAGCAGGTAATGGTTCCCAACGTATGTTTAAGTTGCTTACAGTAAACTTGTTTTCCTGGAAGGCGGTCCAATTATTTCTGAGACCATAATAAACAAAATTGTTTATGCGTTGTTTTTTAAGAACTTCCGGTAAAATGCCAACAACCACTTCGCGCGATGTTGTGTTATCATTAATAACAATAGATTCACTGTCGCTACTATCTTCAACAAATAATATTGCATCCTTAGCAAACGTATCAAGACTTTGATACGTACCAGTTGGGTCGTTGATATCTATATAGCGACTATGGCCTGCATGAGTCTTATTGATTGCCTTAAGCTTTAAAATGTTGTTGCTCTGGCTTAATGGAAACACATTATAGTCTTGAGCAGATACCATTCGGTTCTGTGTATAATAAACTTGTGGTGCTCTACGCTTAATAGCATTTAAACTTTCAGCAGGCAAGCTGTTGTTAACACGATATTCGAGCTTAAATGTAAGTGTTAACGCTTGATTTTTATTTTGTTTATCAACATACGGGACCACAATAGAAACGTTTCTTACGTTTTCAGGTTGTAGAACATAGCGAGTTGGATCGCTGGTTCGATACCATAATCTATACACGCCATACGGACTATTACCAAAGTTGCCATCGCTAAACTTTAGTTTAATTCCACCATTATCAACGTTTTCAACTGCGTATAAATTCTTAGTGCCTTTTGAAACACTATTATAGTTTAATGTTTGACCAACAGTGTTTGGTACTTTTTCCCACTTGCTTAATGGGAGACCGGCGGTGTTGATTTCCTGCAAGTATACATCAGTTTCATTGATATTTAAATCACTGATGGTTTCTTCTCTGTTTTGTAAAGACAGGGTGTAATCAAAATCTTTAAATTGTAATGTTCCTTGCTTAAACATTACAAAAAACCCTGTATTTTTGCTAGAAAGGCCTAGGCCATCATTTCTGTAAATAATGTTAAACAAATTAGTAGGATCAGGGTGTCTTTCGAAAAAATACCCGTTATCAATAAAATCAGGATTTATTACGTTAAACGGTCGGGTAACTCCATCGGCTGCAACACTGAAGTTGTAGGTAATGGGGGCTGTTATCGAAGTGTTTAATTGATATAAGTCTGTGGGAATATTACCTAACACACCTGATTTTACTGGTGCAGTAAATCGGTTTGCGCTGCTCATTGCAGCATTTAGTACTGTAATAAACTGCTCATAGCTTAAAGGATTGTTTGCATCATCCCAGAAGACATTAACATTATTTAGATTATTACCTTGACTGTCTGTGAGCGATTCTGTTGTTTTAACACCAGTAAGCTTCATTAGGCCGCTTGCTGGAATATTACGTTTCGGGTTATAGCCAAGCATACGTGCAAGCTTGAATACGCTGTCGCGACGTTCAGCAGTTTCTAAGAAATTCTCTCTGCTGTTTAAATCCATACGGAATGCTAATGACTGCGAAAGGTATGCTAGCATTTCGATGATAGCAATGAACTCACTGCTTTCGATATAGTCATTGAAATTTTCTGGATAATTAGTTCTTACATATTCGACCAGTGCAGTTCTAATGCTGTCAAAATCGTATGCCTGAAAGTTTACTTGACTATACGCTTTATATGCCACTGTCCAATCTTCGGCAGCAAACAAATTATTTTGTCTATTAACTATTGCCATTATTCGATACCTTCATTGATTTGTTTTTCAAAAAGCAAGTATAAACTTTCAGCGTTATTAAATGGTAAGTACTTTAATACTAACTCAGCTGAAATAGCATGATCAGCTACATAAATTATGAGATCTAGTAACTCTACTCTTGTTTCTTTTGCAACGATTCGTCTTATGTCTTCCTTTATACGCGATACTAAAGTCTCGTCATTTGGGTCCATAAGAATGTCCCAAATAATACTACCAAAATTAGGCCGCATCACTCGCTCGCCTTTTTTAGTGTAGAATTCGTTGAGCAGATCTCGTTTGATGAGCTCTTGATCCGTTACAGTAAACGGAGCTTTTACCCGATCTAAAGTAGTGAATCCTTTGAATATTGCCATAACAATATTTATCAAAAAAATTAAATACTGTTTTAATTACCGCTCAAAATAGGTCTTGACAAATTTCGAAAAGGTTGTTATAGTTACATTAGTGTTTAACATCAGGACATAGCATATGTTTGTAAAGATTCCCGAAAATGGTTACTGGTTCAAAAAGGACAGTATTCGCAAGATTGAAGAAAAGTATGGCGCTAGGTACATGGGTTATTGGGCTACCAAGAACAGTCGCGGTGGTTGGAATGACAGCCCTGTAGATGTGTTCTATCAACCTAATCCAGATACCAGTAAAGGCCATACCCATTACTTTGGTATGTTTATTAAAACAGATCCGTATAGCGGTGAAGGCTCTGGCAGTGTTTATATCACAGAAGCTAGTAGTGCTTTCAGTGACCCAATTGCAGGTATGCCCACCAACGACGGTGAGGTTATTGTAAGTCGTTATAGGCATGATTATGTTGAAAAAGACGGACGCATGATTGATGGTGGACGCGATTATACTCGTAGTAGTGTGCATCCAACTGTAATTGTTACAGTAGATGGCGACGAGTTTGTTGTATCAGAAAGGGAAGACATTGAAGAAGGTATCTAAAGAACAAGCACTAAAGACAGCGGCGTTTGTTGCTGTGTTTGGTATCACTGGAATTGTTGCATATGCTGCAACTCGTGCCTATAAGTCAATTATGGACATTGGTGATTTTGACGGTGACTTAAGTAACGACTCAGGACTATCTCAAATGATGGGTGAGCGTGACGAATAAAGTATTTGTCGTCGATAAAGTTTCGGTTGACATTTTAAGCGTAGAATAGTATAGTAAGGTGTAGTTAGTAATAACTACATTATGTTCAACTTAACAAAAAGAGTGATCTCAACAATGAGAAAAATTGCACAGAAGTTTGATGAAATTTGTGCCAAGGCAGAAGCGTATAATAAGGAAAATAAGACCGATCGCTTCTACAAGATGTATGAACAGCGCAAGCGGTTTATTACAATGGGTCTGTATGATAGCGTAACAAAGAAGTACGCAATATTTGATACCATTAATCTTACCGGTAACTTCCGATACGACAATCATACTGTCCCGCAAGAGCTGTATGATATGGAGCGGCTAGTTAAGTCAGCTAAGTAAGTTCAACGGTTTGAACTAAAATGGCAGCAGCAATGCTGCCATTTTTTTTATCTGCGTGGGCCTGCAAAGTATTCAGTTGGTCCTACATAATTAGCAGCGTTAAATTCTTCACGTCTCGATTTAATAAGGTCACCCATCTGTCTAGGCGACAACTCGCCGTCAGCAGTTCCATTTGGTGGTGCAATATTTAAATTATCTGGACTTTGGAATACTTGGCCCTGGAAGTATCGTTTATCATTAAAATCCTGACGGTAGACGAGCTGGTTAGTAGGAGTAGGAACGTTACTACCAATAGTAGGTCCGAGACTCCATTGGGCCATTAGTCTAGGCACTTCGTTGTATTTGCCTTCGTTAAGTGCTCGTAGTACGTTACTGTTTCTAAAATTTTCTTCGCCGATGTCTTTAGCAAAAGCTGATAATGCTTGAGCTTGATTATTATTAAGTGGTACACTAATAGAATTTTTAATGTTGTTGTATGTTCTTGCCATTTCACTTTGAATGGCGAGTGAACTAGCCACTGGGCCGACGCCATTTCTAAAATCTACTAGTGTGTTACCCAGCGAATCTCGATAAATTAAACTACCTGCATCGTTTACAACTTCAATACCCAATTCTTTTAACCTATTAACAGCGTCTAACCCGTCTCTGGCTTGTGCCATAACACCATTAATTTGATTTTGCATATCTCGAATAGCAGGAATGTTTAAATCGATCGGAAGACCAAATCTGTCTAAACTAAATTGTCTCAATTGTGCTTCTAGTTCTTTTAACTGTTTCATCGATGCTAGTACTTGTTGCTGTAACGCATTAATGGTAGGAAATCTAACAAGTGGTAGTTGTGCTCTAATAGCCGCAGCAAATGCGCTTTGGTTCATCACTTCATCTATCTTTTTTTCTAATGCGCTACTAAAATCATTAACAGCATTTCGAACATCTGCATATGTCGGAATAGAATTTTGCAAATTTGCAAGTTCTGCACTAGCTCTTGAAGCAGCGTCATTTAGTACCCTACTAGCAGACCCTGTTGCGCCCTGTGCTCTAGTTGTTGCGGATTCCACCCCGGCCCTTGCTCTTGCCGAAGGTGAGTCAGATGATTGTGATACTGGGTTTCCGTTGGCGTCATTATATCCGACGCCTGCATATGAGGCGCCCGGAGTTTGTGCGTCACTTGGTAAACCAGTTGCATCGGCCGAGGCAGGTGGGAAGTCTGCTGTGACAGATTCGTCTGCACCCTGTGCAGTAGGATCTTCTTTTAGAATAACAGCACCCTGATAGTGCCCGGAGTATGGTTCAGCAGTAACTAGGCATGTTACGATACTTTTGATAGTATCAGCTTTACCTGAACGATTACCATTATTTTTAATAGCATTTTCACCTCTTAAGGCAGCATCCATATCAAATTCTGGTGCCGCGGCTGGCTGGTCTTTATGTTCATTTAATCCAATTGGGCCCGGGCCAATTGCTGGCCACGCAACAGATGTAAATCCAGGACCACTATTTAACTTAACTGCTGATGTACCAACTATACCAACCTCCCCCGGAGAAGTTAACCCTATGCCAGCAGAACCAAATACAGATATACCAGATGCTTTAGCTTCCATCGCAATCGGACCGATTTCTGCGCCTAGACTTATACCCCAAAATCCGCTAGACTGAAACGCCATATCGCCGCCTGCGTTTACGTTAACATCGCCACCAGCAGCAGTAACACCATAGTTAAGAGCAGCAAATTGTTGAATATCAGCAGCAGCATCTAATCTAATGGCGCCGCCAGTACCTTTAGGAGGACCTCCTTTAATATTTGCAGGATTAGTACCCAAGTATTCCTCACCAACGTTGTCGCCCGCTGCTTTAATGTTTACATCATTACCTGCTTCGATGTTAATATTCTTATCTGCACGTAGATTTAGATTCCCTTTGCTGCGGATGTTCATCGAACCTTGTCCGTAAAAATTTATATTCCCCAATCGGTCCATCTCAAACCAGGCTGTGCCTGATTTATTAATCATGTAAATTGAACCGGTGGTATCGTCTAGCATTAACTGTGTGCCACCACCGGTGCGTAAACGAATCATACTACTACCAGGATTGTCATCCATAATAAATTGATGGCCGCCCATTCGGTGTGCATTAAGTGGCGTAGTTGTAGAACTACTTCCAGGTTTTAGCGGCCCAGGTGTTAGTATACCAAATACTTGACTAGGGCTTTCACGTCTCGCACCTGCACTACCTGCGCCACGTAACGGGTCGTTAATCAAACCTTGTGTTACGATACCTTCAGCAAGATATGGTGCAATCGGACGGCGAACTTCATTACTGTTATGATCTATTCGTGCTTCTTTTTTATTTTTTTCAGCAACCGGGACCTGTAGTTTGCCTTCACCGTAGGTAAGTGCGCCGGGCATGCCTGGAACCATGTGATTAAATCTATCAGGAAAAACACACCCTATGATATAAGGATGTTTCTTTTTGCCATCGCCAAATGCCACTAAAACTATATTACCAACATCTGGGGGTACCATCCACATGCCATAACTTTTCTGTGTTTGTTCGTAGCGTTCTACATCAGGATTTACTGGAATCGCTGCTACTGGTGTAGAACCTGCAAACGGACTAACCCATGTACATTCCCTATAACCATGTGGATCAGTTTTGTCCTTAGCTAACGCTGGAATAAAAACTTGTATTGTGCCGGTACGGCTAGTATCATCCGTCCTAGTAACTTCGCCTTGATATATACCGTAAAGAGGGTTAGTCTCTAGCTGTTCTGCTAGCTGGTCATTCTTTTTTGTAGCGATAATTGGATTTGATCTAGTTGACATTTATTAACCGCCTGTATCTGTAAAAAATATTGTTCCGCCGCGCTCGCCGCGGTTCCCTACTACTCGATGCCCCGGAGTTCGTAGGGCTCTGTTTCTAAACTCGATATTTGTTCCCGGGCCATATGCACGAACATCATATGCTGTAAAGTTTAACCATGTGTTATTTGCACCAGACAACTGTGATAAGATATTGTTTGTTACCCTGGCTATCTGTTGCTGACTTGGATTTGTAAAACCTTCACTTGGTTGACGCCCGTTTGCGCTTGTTCCAGTTACAGCTTGGAATGCATTTCTTGCATATAGTTGGTCTTCGATACCAGTGCCGCGGCCGCCAGAGTTAAGTCTTGCTCTGTTTAATATAACTGCTGCGATATTTGCGTCTTCGGCGCCTCCGCCTCCGCCGCCACTTTCGCCAACTGTTGCCCTAACTAATAATTCCCACTCTCTAGGTGTTATGGATCTACCTAAGAATGCTTCAGCTTGAGCCTTAGCTTGTTGACTCTTTTCTCCGCCTAACTGAAGTGCAGGTAAATCTTCAAGTGGTATAGGTCCTGTTGTAGGATCATTTGTGCCGTCGCCACTAGCAGTTTCGCGAGCCGATGCCGCTTGGTTAAGAAAGTCATTTTCTTCTTCGGCAGTGAAATAATCGTCCCATGCAGGAGGTGTCGTGCCCGGTGGAACTCGTTTAATCCATTGCAGTGGAACACTATGTTCTTTTACTGCCTGAATTTCAGTTGTATATACCCCGTTGCTGAATTTATTTTTCCACTTAAGTGGCATATATAGCCCACTAAAATATCCGCTGGTTCTACCATCGCTCCAATATCCTGAGTTTTCATCTTCATCACTTATATTGTAATCGTATTGAGTTGGTGTGCCGATAGTTAATAAAAAATAATAGGTTGTCTTATTAGGGTATACTGTTTTATCAGGACTACTTTTACCATATTCAAATTTTCCATCAGCCAACGAAGTTAACCAGTAAGGATCACCTCGAAGACTTAAATCTATGTTAAGTAAAAAATGGTCGCCTTCAGATCTCGTTCTATAAACATAACCCATTAACACACTGGACGGACCAGTACTAGTCATCCCGCTGAGCGGACTGTTAACACTTCTGGTTTGTGGCGTTGCGCCGCCTGCTCCTGTGGGGACATTTGTGTCTAATACATTTAGCCCAGCGGCTTCGATTTCTTCTGTAGTAAATCTACCTGGCTGTACAATATCCTCGGAGTACAAAAACCCACTTACTTCAGGTGCATAGCTGCCCGAATTAGTAACATTTACTAGCGGTGCTGTTGTCGGAGTAGCAGCAGGATCACCTCCCTCACTAGTTTCTAGTGCTCTTACTAATCGCTGAGCTTCTGTTGCTGCTAACGAATCTACTAAAGTTCTCACCGATGTTCCGGTTGCATCATTTAAAATGCCTGCAATTTCGGCTGGGGATCTGTCAATGGTTCGCGCAATGCCGTCAACTCTATCTCCAATTTCTGAACCAAGTCCTCTTATCTTGTTGAAAATATCTACTAATGATTTTTTATTTCGTGCAGTTTGTGCCGCCTGTAGTTCTGGAATCAATGATAAATCTCTATTTCGGGCTTCACTGTTGGATCTTGCAGGCGCTGATGTTACCGAAAACTCACCAGCTGTGCCACCGCTAGGTGGTAGTAATATAGTTACTGCATTATCAAGTGAGATATCTAAATTAATAATTTGATCGTTGAGTCCAGTAAAAATATAAAAATATGATTTATGCAGCGCACCTGCATTATATAAATCTTGCAACCTCTTAGTAGCAATAGCAGTGATCGGTCGTTCTTTACCAAATGATGGGCCCTTTTCACTTAAAAAGGCCACTTCCTTAGTGGTTAACATAATATCACTTCTGATGTCCTGAGTCAGAAAAGGGGTATAAGTGTACCTTCGTGTATACCGGCCGCGATCTTTATCCCACCCTAAATTTTCAACTTGAGAATGGATATCAAACCAATTAATAAATGTTTGTTCATCATTTACTTCTGTATTACCAGGATCATCCATGTCACCACCTCGTCTAGTTACAGTGGCTCGAAATTCCCTATTCATTGACAAAATGGTTGCAACTATTTTTTCAATAGTGTCACCTTTTGTTAGATTGATATTCACCCCTGGTGGATTAGCTTCAGTAGTTCCTGCATTACTTGCGCCATCAGCGGCGTTTATTGCATCAGTTTGGTTTTGCCCAGTGTTGTCGGGATAACGCGGATTAGTAGCACCTTCAACTGTTTGGTCGTTTTCCTGAGTAGGAATAGATTCATTTCGAATGTACAACTGTTGCGTAGCCGCACCTGTTGTGGTTGTACCTTGTGATTCTGACGGCTGGGGTCTTACTAGTGCAGAAACATCAAACCTAACTTCATCTGGTTTGTATTCTGTTGATTCCGATATCAGTATATTATTGTAATTTGTTTCTAGACTAGTAAACAATTCTGTAATAGTAGACCCACGAATAGTAGTATCTCTTGATAATTTAAAAGTTTCGTCGTTTTTACCAACCGATGACAGGACTGACCCAGTAAATTCGTACTGACTACCAGTATTATTGACTTGAACACTTATTTTTCTAATCATTAATTGATAGGTAATTGTGTCTATAATCTGTGTAGCTGAACCCTCATCTTCGTTATTTTCAAAGTCTGTGGTATAACCAACAAAGTTAATATCTATATACATTGTAAAATCGCCGGCTGTTAATTCAGCATCGGTTGCACCGAGATATTTTCTAGCGTATTGTATTTGATCTAATAAATTTGCTGCCCCAGGTTGCACTACTGTAAACGTCGCATTTATTGCGCTTAGATCTGGATCTGGCACACCATCAATTTCTAAATTGTCGATTTGATTTCCTGTAACACCTGTTTGTGCAACGATAACAATGTTCTTATCTCCGGGTGTAGCGGGGCTAGTTGCTGTAGCTGGAGTATCTGACCTAGCACTTGATCCGCCGTTGGCTAAGTTAGGATCAGTTGGGTTACCGGAAGGAATGTTGCGAGGATCAATTCCCTGTGCAGCTAAATCTGCCGGAGTTGTGTTCGCCCCTTGTGTAGCGACGGCGTTGCCTGTGTTAGAACCTGCAGGAGTAGCAGCACTTATTTGTTCTTTCTTAAGATATAAACGTAAATTATATGCAGGATTATCGTACTGGTCTAGTATGTTTCCGTACATTTCTCCTAAGTAAGGATCATAAATTTTAGGAGACTTAATTTTTCCAGTCATCTATTATTTCCTGATACAACATTAACATTATCTGCACTGGGCATGAATATAGCTAATCCAGCTTTAAAATCTCTAATCGGGTCTTTTAATATGTTAGGATTTCTAAGTGCAAATACCCACCATAATCTTGCACTTCCGTATATATCGTGCGCCAACAAATCAGGGCGCTCGTCATACATAGCATTAATAACATACCGTTCATCATTTACACTTTCCGGAAATGACGGCAAGTTGTTAACATCTAAAAATGTATCGTCTAAGAAGTTTGCGTTACGAAGAAAGCTATCTTTTTTATACGTTGTTTTAGCCATTAAATAAATCCGTCCGTGTATTGAATGCCACTAGTAATACCGTCGATACTGAATCGTCTACGTAGCTTATGTGGAGTATATTGCGGCTTCAAGTTAATCATAATGTTGGTTAGCGTAGGTACGTAAGTAACTTGTTGGTTAACCACAACAGGAACATAATCAACATTGTCCGGTAATTGCATACTCCAGTTAGTTACTACTACTGGTACTTTGTTAAATCCGTGATCGCCTAAATATTCAAACAATAATACAGGGGGCGGAGTTCCAGCTGTGCCTCTGGCAACAGCATCATCACCAAACGAAGCTTTAGTGCAAATTTTTAAGAATGTCATTATAGCCAGCAAATATCTTGCTTCGTGGATATCGTTAGCACTAAAATCTGCTGTAATTGGGATATCTGGCGGTCTGCTGCTGATAAAGGTGTTGATAGGGTAATTCATGCCTTGCATTATTGTTTCATTATATTCAGCACTGCCGCTCATAAAGATGGTAGGCGTATACTGCCATACTATACCGTTTGTGCGTTGCAACGGACTCAACAGATAATCGCCGTCGCCTCCTATGTCACCGTAGAACCGCTCTACTCCGCCGTTTTTTGGGCGAAGTCTTGCTCGCCAGTCATACGTGCCAGATAATGCACCTTCTTCGTCTTCGGTTGATACTACTTGGATTGTTGCGAACGCATTAGCCTTCTCTTGCACTTCAGTTTTAATTCGATTGTTAAATTGATCCCTATAAGCATTATCGAAATTGGGAGTTCCGCCGCCTAGTCCAGGAAGTAAG